CAGCAAATAAATCCACAAATTGCTGTAAGCCAGCTATGTATGATTTACTGGTTAAACCTTGCATTAAAACAACAGCTAACTTTTGATAATGAGTTTCAGCCCACTCTGGACCCATCATTTTCATATGATCACCAATATCTCCAATAGTGGAAAGTATTAAGTTAAATGGTTCAAAAGAGTCATAACTAACCCAAGCATTACCTATTTTAATAGACCTTGGAATCCAACCACTATCAATCCATAACTGTCTTTGTCTTCTATCAGTTGGTCCATTGCCCCTTAAATTACCATTCATAAAATGAACATTAGCCATCATTATTAATCCAGTACCAATAGCCATTCTTCCTTTTATTAATGCTTTGGCATTAGCTAATTCATCGGCATTATTAATGCCATACTTCATTACATCACCTAAGTTATCAGCAGTAGCTTTGAGAATTGCTCTATTCTCCTTAACTAACATATTGAATCCTGGTGTGTGTTTTGCTGTAAGTTCTAATCCGTTAAGACCAGTTCTTGCAAATAGAAAGAAAGGTTTAGCCCAAGGGTTTTTATCAAAAGTGTCATCAAGAGATTTAACAAATCCTGTTAGATCATTAGTTAATGTTGCTTCTCTTTTTGCATATAAAGTTGCATCATCTACTATGTTTCCATCAGCATCCATTATCTGACCATAAAATCTATTCTCGTATTCCTTTAATAACTGTGGAGTTATTTCAGTAACCTTACCGGTGTTATATAAATCCATTGCTTCACGCATGGCTCTTTCTTTACCTTTAGCTCTAGCTAGTAGTAATCCAAAAGCATCATCCGTTGCACCCATTATCTTTGTGGAATAAGTCAAGAATTTATTATCATTCACTGCTCTTGCTGCATTAGCAATAGCAAATACGCCTCTATCTCCATCTGTAGCTCTACCACTATTTTCAACCCAATCGGTGTACATAGCCCATTGCTCATCACCTTTGGTTTGGATGTTATATCTAGACTTAATTGTTGATACATCTCCAGCCCAGTAAGCATTGAGATTTTTTTTAAATAATGTAAAAGCTTCTGGTATAGATTCAATCATTGCACTAAAACCAGCCATTGAAGCTCGCATAGTTGCACCATCACCACTAAGTCCAGCACCTAATGCTGTGGATAATGGACGTAAAAAAGAAGCAGTTCCAGTACCCATAATTGCTCTCATTGGTGTTTTAGGACCACTGAGAATACTATTAGTATATACTTTCTGTAATCCTTTAACCATCAAACCTGTTTGCTTACCACCTTTTTTAAATTCACCACCACGAAACTTTTTCCTTATAAAATTATCGTAGTCAGTTAAGTTATGAATCTCACCCGACATAGAAATAGTTTCATTGATAGCTTTAAATAAATCATCGTTAGCATCAGACCCAGCAACTTTCATTGCTAGTTGATGAGCATTAATAGATTCTGTTACTTGTTCATTTACTGCATCAATAATTGCTCTTCTACTTTCTTTCTGCTTTAAAGGTCGAGCACCTAAAGATCTAAAAGAATTAGATTGAGTCATTTTAGAAAGTTTAATTTGAGTTAAACCAGCAATAATTTTGTCATACATTGCTTTAGCTGGACCATCTATATCTGCTAAATCAGCTATGTCATATAGTTCTCTATTAGCAATTGCCTGATCTCTTACTTCTTTCATTAAAGAGCCAATAACTAAATCAGCAGCAACAACATTACTACTGTCCCAAATATCAATACCTTGTAATCTTGCATTTTTTTCTAATACTGACCAAAATTCTTGTGGAGATAAATCGCTTGTATTTCTACCTTCATATATCTTTTGTGCTGTGATTATTGCATCTTCCCATATTTCACTTAAAGGTATATTTTTTGCCTCAGCATCAGCTATTTCTTTTTCAACTCTGGCATCACTCATAAAGTTACGCATAACTCCAATAAGCTGCTCTTCTGCTAATCCACTAGATATAGCTGTTCGTTCTAATTGAACAGGTGTATATAAAGAATCTGTAGATCCTTCAGCAGCTGGCCATTCTGTTCTAGTCCTTCTTAACTGTGTTCTAACATCAAATGCTGAACCATTAGAAGTAGGAGCTGCTTGCCATTTAGCAGCAATAGGTTTGTTTTTATACGCACCAAATTCTGGACTAGCTAATTGATCAATAGCTTTTTCTCTGATCTGTCCTCTACGACTTTCAGCTCGTAAAGCTATCTTTTCAACTTCTTCTGGAATACCATCTTCAATAATAGGTTTCTTAGTCTTCTTATCAATACCTCTAACTTTTCTTACACCTTTACCAATAGCAAGGCTTAAGCCATCAAATACCATACCAATTCCCATACCCTCTACAACATTTTTCAATGTCTTCATCGCTGGGTGATCAGTATCTTTTGTGGAGATAGGAGTATCTATAAAGTTGTATCGATCTCTAAGTATTGCAAGTCCATTTTCTTCTTGACTGTATTTAGAAGTTAAGTCTGATACCGCACCAATTGCAGCACCACGAGCTAATCCAGTCCATGCTGCTGTTGCAGCTGCTATACCTGTTACTTTTGCAGCGGGTACTATTGCAGCTGCCATTGAACCAAAGTGAACAAGACCTCTTATAGCTCCTCCCCACCATGTTTTAGTTTCTATGGGGTCTTCATCATTAACAAATGCATCATCCCATTCTGCTTTATATCCTTCTTTAGTTTTACCTTCTTCAACCATTTCACCACTGAACATATCAATGGCTCTTTCTGGAAGAGTGACAATAGAGGAAGCTGTATCTTGTAATCCACCTCCAACGGCAGATCCTAATTCTTTAGCTACTCCTCTAACACCTCCAAAGTTTTTCTTGCTTCGCGGATCCATGATTTCAGCCGTGGCTTGTTCATCTTCCGCTTCCATCTGAGCTTGTTGCTCAGTGGCTTGTTGCCTTTTTTGTTCTTCTAATTCTCTGTATTTTGCATCCTCATTGGCAGAATCAAGAAATGCCTCTTTATCTACAGAGTTAGGATCAAATCCTGAGTACATTCTATTACCTTAGTAATTTAAAATTTTCTTCTAATACGATCTTTATCTAAATATTCTTCTGCTGGACCTATAAATTCTTGCCTACCTGTAGTAAAGAATCCAGTTTCAACCCATATGTCTCCATCCCATTTTATAAATGTTCCTTTTTCAAGTCTTTTCCAATCTCCTATTTGTGGTACTAGTTTTCCAAGTACTGCATTAGGAGGTAGAACTTCTGCATATACTTCATCCATTAAATATCCAACATCGTTATATGTAATGTTGCCATCTTCTCTCAGCATTTCTATTTTTGCTCTTTGTACTCGTTGCTGATCAGGGTGCATCTTTAAAAGATGTTGTACATGAGAAGGTAAAGAAGCAGTTTCTGATTCAATCTCTGACATTATTGGCTCATCACCAACTGCTAATAATTGTCTATTAGCTAATTCAGAAGGAGTCATAGGAAGTTTATTTGCTAAATCTTCATACATTTTGGAAACATCTGTCCCACCTGATTCTTTAAATCTTTTTAAATCTTTTTCAGTTCCAGGAATTACGCTGTTATTAATAATTGTTGGATCAGTACCAATAGCAAATGATGCTGTTTCTCTATTTTTAATAAATGTATTTGTTGGAGATGATGTTGGATAAGAATCGTAATCACCATTTTTTATTCTCTTTGTTACTTCTTCAATAGCTAATAGATGAGCTTCTCTAGCACCATCTACTTTATGTATATATTTTTTGTACAACACATCATAATCATCTGTAGCTTGTTGTTTGTTAGCTACCCATGATTCGGTTTTAGCAGTATTAGCTTCAGTTTCATCTTTATGTGTATTAACAGCAGCAATTATTCTTTCTTTAGACTTATCTTCGTATTCTTTTGGTATTGAATATTGATTGGTATCTTTTGCTATTTTTGCAAACTGTGCATAGATATTATTATCAGAAATATTATAAAGATCTTCCTTATATATAGGTTGATTGTTTCTAATTTTGTCGTTTAAAGTCTCTACTATATCTGCATCAATTTTATCTTCAGTTGATAGCATGTTTTTAAGTCTATTAGGAACTGGACCCCATGATGGGACCCATTTTTTAATAAATCCTTCAATTTCTTTTTCAGAAAATCTTTTACCTTGATCAAACAATAAACTCTCTTTAGCTTTTATATCATCACCATATTTTAAACCTTCAAATTCTAGTGCTTTTTGCCTTGCTGTTCGTCTTTCTTGTGCGTCAATTTCCCTTCTTTGTTTAATGTCTTCATACCAAAAAGGATGACGTTCAGCCCATGTTTTGTTTGGTTGATCAGTAGTAGGAGAGTCCATTAATGCATCAAAAACTTCCTCTGAAAATATATCTGTATTAGATAAATCATCTGCAAGAATATTTTTAAATGATCCTTTCATACGATTACCTTTATCATCAAAACTTTTCA